GAAGCTGATGATGTCATGGGTATTATGGCAACTGAACCAACGCAAGAAGATAGAGTAATAGTCAGTATTGATAAAGATATGCGTACTATTCCTTGCACATTATCCAATGATGGCACAACTACTGAGCAAATCCCTCAAAGATTAGCTGATTATAATTTTATGATACAGGTTTTAACTGGAGATAAAGTTGACGGATATGATGGCATAGATGGTGTTGGAATTAAGACAGCAGAAAAGCTAATTAAGAAATACACTAATGTTCCACTTTTAGATTTATGGAAAATTGTCAAAGGTATTTACAAAGACAAAGGTTACACCGAACAAGAAGCTCTACAACAAGCTAGGGTTGCACACATTTTAAGACACGGAGAATACAATAAAAAAACAGGGAAGGTTACATTATGGCAGATATGATACAGAACCCTCCACACTATGCAAACAATGAGATTGAACCTATTGATTATATCATAGCAAACAAACTCACATACTGCGAAGGTAATGTTGTTAAGTACATTACAAGGTGGAGAGGTAAAGGCGGTATAGAAGATTTAAAAAAAGCAAAACAATACATTGACTTTATTATAGAAAAAGAAGGCGTACCTAAAGTCACAGAAAGTAAAGATGCTTGAACATAAGCATATTATTATTCGTGCCACAGTAAACAAACCTCCTAAAGATGTCGAGTTTATTAAAAGATGGGTAAGAGAGTTAGTTGCAAAACTAAAAATGAAACCATTAGGAGATACTGTTGCAGTGTATGTAGACAAAGAAGGTAATAAAGGTCTTACTTGTTTACAAGCCATTGAAACATCACACATAGCATTTCATTCATGGGACGAAGACAAACCTGCTATGGTTCAATTAGATGTCTACACATGTAGTCACTTAGATAAACACATGGTGTTTAAAACTTTAGACATATTTGAACCAGTAGAAATTAATTATTTAACATTAGATAGAGAAAGATACTTAGAGATAAAACATTTATGATTAACTACGACAGAGACAATTTACTTACTGACTTTGGTAAGACCACATTAAAAGATAGATATTTATTACCAGAAGAAACATCACCGCAAGATGGATTTATGAGAGCGGCAAAAGCATTTTCAGATAATGATGAGATGGCAGAACGTATTTATAATTACGCTTCTAAACTTTGGTTTATGTACTCAACACCTATTTTATCTAATGGTGGTAGTACAAGAGGTATGCCTATCTCTTGTTTCTTAAATTATGTTGGAGATAGTAGAGACGGATTAACAGGACACTACACAGAGAATGCTTGGTTAGCATCTATTGGTGGAGGTATCGGCGGTTACTGGGGTCATGTAAGAAGTGATGGTGTTAGCACATCAGGTGGTTCACAATCATCTGGTTCAATTCCTTTTCTTCATGTAGTTGACAGTGAGATACTTGCGTTCTCTCAAGGTAAAACAAGGCGTGGAAGTTATGCGGCTTACATGGATATGTCTCACCCAGAGATAATAGAATTTTTAGAAATGCGTAAACCTAGTGGTGGAGACATACATAGAAAATGTCTTAACCTTCATCATGGTATTAACATTTCTAATGACTTTATGGAACTTATAGAGAAATGTATTGCAGAACCCACTTATGATGACAGTTGGAATTTAATAGACCCTCATACAAAAGAAATAGTTAGGACTGTATCAGCAAGAGAGTTGTGGCAAAAATTATTAGAAACACGAGTTGCTACTGGTGAGCCTTATGTTTCATTTATAGATACTATCAATGACGCATTGCCTGAAACACAAAAGAAACTAGGATTAAGAGTTCATCATTCTAATTTATGTACCGAGATTACATTACCTACGAATGAAAACCGAACAGCAGTGTGTTGTTTGTCTTCTGTAAATTTAGAAAAGTATGATGAATGGCAAAAAGAACCTTTATTTATTCCTGATTTAGTAAGGTTCTTAGACAATGCTTTATCTTTCTTTATAGAGAATGCACCAGAAAATGTATTTAGAGCAAAGTTTAGTGCGGCTAATGAAAGAAGTATTGGATTAGGAGCTATGGGTTTTCACGCATATCTACAATCTAAAGGTATTCCTTTTGAAAGTGCATTAGCAAAAGCTATGAACTTAAAAATATTTAGAAAGATTAAAGAACAAGCTGTTGAAGAAAGTAAAAGTTTAGCAATTAAAAGAGGTGAAGCACCTGACATGGAAGGTACTGGAATGCGTAATGCTCACTTATTAGCTATTGCTCCTAACGCTTCCTCTTCAATTATTTGTGGAACTACATCACCTTCAATAGAACCTTTTAGAGCTAATGCTTATGTGCAAAAAACTATGTCAGGTTCTTTCTTAGTTAAAAATAAATATTTAGAAAAGCTATTAACTAAAAAAGGATTAAACACAGATGCAGTGTGGCAATCTATTGTAGCTCAACGAGGTTCAGTATTACATTTAGATGAACTTTCTGAGTATGAAAAAGACACATTTAAAACAGCAATAGAAATTAATCAACAATGGGTAATAGAACATGCGGCTGATAGACAGCAATATATATGCCAAGCTCAATCAATAAATGTTTTTGTTCCTGCTGATGTTAATATTAAAGAACTCCATGACATACACATGTTGGCATGGAAAAAGAAAATTAAAACACTGTACTATTGCAGAAGTGAAGCAATTAAACGTGCAGAGTTATTATCAAAAAAAGTAGAAAGGACAATCATACCTGAAGCTGATTGCTTGGCGTGTGAATAATATAATATGAAAAAATTACTAGCAGAACTTAATGCACTATCTTTGTATTACCGTGAAGGCATTGCAGGTGCATGGGTAGGTTTTTTATTAGGCTTACTTGTGGGAGCAATGATATGACATACAGTACAATATTTGATGACATAGACAAACCAAGAAGAAAAAAAAGAACTAAAAGAAAACCAAAACAATCCGTATTATGGACTGTGTACCACACGGTCTTAGCAGTAGAATTGTTAGTTATAATTATAATAGAAGGAATAGAATTATTAAGATGAGTTTATTTAAAAAAAGAGCATACTACAAACCGTTTGATTACGATTGGGCTTTTCAATCATACGATATGCAACAAAAAATGCACTGGCTACCTAGTGAAGTTCCATTGCATGAAGACGTAAGAGATTGGAATGAACGATTAACTGTAGAAGAAAAAAACTTAATAGGACAAATCTTAAAGTTTTTTACTCAAGGAGATGTAGATATTGCTCAAGCATATTTAGATAAATATATTCCACAATTTAAAGCACCAGAAGTTAGAATGATGCTATCTGCTATAGCTACAAGTGAAGCTAATCATGCACATAGTTATTCATTATTGAATGATACTATTGGTTTACCTGATAAAGAATACAAAGCATTTCAAGAATACAAAGAGATGTCCGATAAACATGAATACTTGTTTACATCTAAAGGCAAAGGACTAGAAGGATTAGCTAAAGAGATAGCATGTTTTTCTGCTTTTGGTGAAGGACTGCAATTATTTGCTTCGTTTGCAATGCTACTTAACTTCCAAAGATATGGACGTATGAAAGGTATGTGCCAAATCGTAACTTGGTCTATCAGAGATGAGACACACCATGTTGAAAGTGTGATTAAATTGTTTCATCAATTAATAAAAGAAAACCCAAATATTTGGACAGAAAAATTTAAAGCAAGTATCTATCAAACAGCTAGAGACATGGTTGATTTAGAAGATAAGTTTATAGATTTAGCATTTACAATGGGTGGTATTAGAGGACTTAAAGCAGAGGAAGTAAAACAATATATTCGATATATTGCCGATAGAAGATTGCTTCAACTGTCTTTAAAACCTAATTATGGTGTTAAAACTAATCCTTTAGCGTGGTTAGATTGGGTTTTAAATGGTGTAGAACATGCTAATTTCTTTGAAAATAGAGCCACAGAATACAACAAAGGTACTGTAACAGGTAATCTTTGGGACTAACCTTACACTTTTAGATGAAAAACGTAATGGAAGATTTAGTTCTACCTGAAAATGTTAATGACTTAATAGAGTTATTAAACAAAGTTTACCCTGAAAAATCCCCTGATTTAAAAGATGATACTAAAACTATTTATTTTAAAGCAGGTCAAAGGGACGTTGTAAATTTTATTAACACACTAAAAGAGAGGGATAGCTAATATGTGCGGCTCAAGACCAAAAATGCCACCACCACCTAAACCTGCTCCAATGCCAGTCAACACGTCACAAACTGTGGGTGAACAAACTGCACCAGAGCTTGTTAAGGCGAATGAACAAGAGTTAGATATTAAAAAGAAGAAGAAAAAGAAATCAGGCACAAGTGCTTTGAATACTTCTTCAGGTTTAAATATCGCTACTAACTCAAGTCTATAATAAATGGAATATGCAGGTAGTTTACAGAAAGCAAATACAGCTAAAGAACGATACAATAAACTACTTACAGAAAGAGAACATTATTTAGATAGAGCCGAAGAGTGTAGTGAGCTTACTATACCCTCATTAATTAAACCTGAAGGTTTTACATCTTCAAGTGATTTATATAATCCATTCCAATCAGTTGGTGCAAGAGGTGTCAACAATCTAGCAAGTAAACTTCTTTTACTTCTACTTCCCCCAAACTCCCCATTTTTTAGATTATCTATTGCAGGTGACGCTAAAAAAGAATTAGAAGAAAACAAAAGTATGAAAACTGACATTGAGAAATCTTTGTCTGTTATTGAAAAAGAAGTATCAAATAAAATTGAACAACTTGCTTTAAGAGTTTCAGTATTTGAAGCACTTAAACATTTGATTGTTGCAGGGAATGTCTTAACTTATTTACCTAAAAAAGGTAGCATGAGAGTGTTTCCTTTATCTCAATATGTAATTAGAAGAGATGCTTCAGGTAATATTTTAGAAATAGTTATTTGTGAAAAAGCAAGTATCCTATCTTTAGGAAAAGAAGTAGCGGCACAAGTTATATCTGACCCAGATTATAAATCAGATGAAGATATAGAATTATACACACACATTTATAAATTAAATGATGATGAGTTTTATGTTTGCCAAGAAGTAAACGGTATTAAAATTCCTGAAAGTCAAGGTACATTTAAAAAAGAAAGAATGCCTTACCAAGCTCTAAGAATGGTTAGAGTTGATAATGAAGATTATGGTAGAGGATATGTAGAAGAATTTATTGGTGATTTAAAATCATTAGAAGGTTTATCACAAGCACTTGTAGAAAGTGCGGCGGCATCATCTAAAGTTGTTTTCATGGTTAGACCTAACTCTGTTACTAGAAAAAAAGATTTAGCTATGACTAGAAATGGTGACATTATTACTGGAACAGCAGAAGACGTAACCGTTTTACAAGCACAAAAACAATATGATTTACAAGTAGTTGAAAGAAGTATTGCAAAATTAGAAGAAAGAATGTCTTACGCATTTTTACTACACACAGCAATACAAAGAGATGCTGAAAGAGTTACAGCACAAGAAATTAGATACATGGCAGAACAATTAGAAACTGCTATGGGTGGTATATATTCATTACTATCACAAGAATTTCAATTACCGTTAGTTTCTATTCTTATGAAAAGAATGGAACAATCAAATGAAATACCAAAACTACCTAAAGGAACAGTCCAACCAACTATTATTACTGGTATAGAAGCATTAGGTAGAGGAAATGATTTACAAAAATTAAGAGAATTTGTTGCAGAGATAGGAAATCTTGCACAGATAAATCCACAAGTTGTTCAGGCATTAAACCCAGATGATTTAATCAAACGTATCGCTATTGGTTTAGGTATAGATACAGATGGTCTATTAAAATCAGAAGAACAACTCGCACAAGAACAAGCGGCTCAACAAGAGCAAATGGAAAATGACCAGATGATGCAAATGGCAGAGAAAGCAATTCCTCAAGTTGCCAATAATTTATCTAAACCACAATAAGGAAAATAACAAATGGTAGAAACAGTAGAAATAAAACAAGAAGAGACTACTAGCGAAAAGCCAGTAGAGGAAAATGTTACACAAAGTAAACCTGAAGGTTTGCCAGAAAAGTTTAAATCAGTAGAAGACTTGGCAAAATCATATCAGGAATTAGAAAAGAAACTTGGTGACAGTCAACCTAAAGAAACAGAAATATCTAAAGATACTAATTCAGATTTAGATATAGCTGAAAAAGCAGTTGAGACCGCAGGGTTAAACATGGACACTCTTGCGTCTGAGTATGCTGAAAAAGGTGAGTTAGCTGAAAAATCTTACGAAGCATTAGAAAAAGCAGGGATACCTAAAGATTATGTAAATCAGTTTATTGAAGGTCAAAAAGCAATAGCTGACCAACAAGCAACATCTATCAAAAATATGGTAGGTGGTGCAGATGCTTATACTGAGATGTCTAACTGGGCGGCAGAAAATATGTCTGAAGAAGAGAAAACTGCATACAACACAGCAGTCAATTCTAAAGATTTAGAAACTGCAAAGTTAGCTGTTGTAGGATTGAAAGCTAAATTTGAAAGAGCTAACGGTAACGAACCAAATTTACTTGAAGGCAAAGGAACAGTGTCAGGTGAAAAAGGTTATGCTTCATGGGCTGAAGTTACAAGAGCTATGAGTGATGAAAGATATTCTAAAGACCCTGCGTATCAAGCAATGGTTCAAGAGAAATTAGCTAACTCAGATTTATAAACCAACTAAGAGGAAACAAATGTACGGAAAAAAAATGAAAAAGCCAAGCAAAGCATTAAAAGGTGGACAGAAAAGATTACCTGCCACTTTAAAATCAAAAATAATGAAAGCTAAAAAGAAAAAATAATAATGGCTAAAAACGGATTGTACGCCAACATTCATAAAAAACGTGCTAGAATAAAAGCAGGTTCAGGTGAAAAGATGCGTAAAGCAGGGCAAAAAGGAAGACCTACTGCTAAACAATTTAAACGTGCCGCCAAAACTGCGAAAGCATAATGGTTGCTAAAGTATATCAAAGTCCTTCTGGCGGATTAAATGCTAAAGGAAGGGCTTTTTATAAAAGAAAAGGACATAACCTTAAAGCTCCTACTAAAAGTAAAACAAGTGGAAGGCGTAAATCGTTCTGTGCGAGAATGGGCGGAATGAAAGGTGCTATGTCTAAAAACGGAAAACCTACTCGTAAGGCTTTAGCTTTGCGTAAGTGGGATTGTTAACATAGTTGTGCAACACTAATGTGTGGCAACTGCCATCAACAATTTAGCCAAATAACTTGACCCCTTGCGAGGGACAATCTTGACTAAATAACTGAATTGAAGAGGCTTTTATCAATAAACGTCATAAATAAACAAGGAGAACACTATGGCAAACGCAAGTCCAGTTAAATTTGGAAATGCTAATTCTGGTGCAACTCGTGATGACGCTTTGTTTTTAAAAGTATTCGCAGGTGAAGTTATTACTTCATTTGATAGAGCTTCAAAAACACAGGGTGCTGATATGGTTAGAAGTATCAGTAATGGGAAGTCAGCAACTTTTCCAGTAATGGGAAGAATTGGTGCTTCATATCACGCAGTTGGTACTGAAATTACAGGTTCAGATATTAACCACAACGAAAAGGTTATTACAATTAATGACCTTTTAATATCTTCAGTATTCGTATCGAATATCGAAGAAGCAAAAAACCACTGGGACGTAAGGTCAGCTTACTCTACTGAAATTGGTAGAGCTTTGGCTTTTCAAAAAGATAAGCACATCTTACAAACTATTGGTCAAGCATCTTTAGCTAGTGCAAGTATCACTGGTGGAGACGCTACAACTAACGTAGTAAACACAGGTATCGCATCTGCTACAGATAGCACTGCGGCTAATGCAATGATTGATGCAATCTTTGCGGCGGCTAAAGAACTTGATGCTAACTACGTTCCTTCAGAAGGCAGAAAATGCTTTATGAGATTGGAAGAATACTACAAATTAGCAAACGCTACAAATGCAGTGAATGTTGATTTCAGTGGTAACGGTTCAATCGCTGAAGGTAAAGTTCACAAAATTGCAGGTATTGAATTAGTACCTGTGGCACACTTTGTTGACAGTAATGTAACTTCAGGTACAGACGCAGGTTCAGCAACTAATGGTGGTTCAACTCCTCAAGCAGTTAACCTATCAAACTTTGTTGCTCTTGTATCTCACCCTTCAGCAGTTGGAACTGTTAAGCTAATGGATTTAGCTGTTGAAAAAGAGTACGACATTAGAAGACAAGGTACGTTAATGGTAGCTAAATACAGCATGGGTCATGGTGTATTAAGACCAGAAGCGGCAGTCGGAATTAAAGAAGCGGCATAGTCCCTCTTTACTTACATTGGGCGGAGATTAACACTGACAATCCGCCCAGTGTTCTCACATAAAATTTAACATAGAGGATAGATGGCAACACAAATAACACCCACAACCGAATTACAAGCTGTTAACACAATGCTTTCTACGATTGGAGAAGCTCCAGTCAATAGTATTACAGGCACTACAACAGTTGATGTAAGTACAGCAAAAAATATTCTTAACGAAACATCTATGTCTATCCAATCTCAAGGGTGGAATTTCAACACACATACCAATTATAAATCTTTATCTTTAGATAGTGATAGCAAAGTTCCGCTTCCGTCTAACTGTGTAAAAGCAGATGCTAATGCACACTATAGACAATATAATTATACAATAAGAAGTGGTTTTCTTTATGATATGGATAATCATACTGATGTTTTTACTTCAGCTCCAAATTCAGTTGATTTAGTTCTAGTACAACAGTTTGAAGATTTACCAGAATACGCAAGACAATACATTACAATGAAAGCGGCAAGAAGATTTGCGGCTAGATTTATTGGTGATAGTGAGATTACACAATTAATTGGTCAAGATGAAAATGAAGCATTAATGGCATTTCATCAAGCTGATAGCCAAGAAGCTGATGTCAATATTCTTGAAGGGGACAGCAATACATTTTCTATTATTCATAGAACTACTAGAAGGACTTATTAAAAATGGGAAGTGTTGTTTCACAATCTATTCCTAACTTCTTAAATGGCATGTCTCAACAGACACCAACACAAAGAGGTATTAATCAAGGAGAAGACCAGATAAATTTACAAAACGGATTAGTAGATGGTTTATCAAAAAGACCTCCTTTAGATTATGTAGCAACATTAGACAACAGTAATATTTATTCTAACAAAACAAAATTTTGGCAAATACAAAGAGATGCTGACAATCAATATATCGTGGCATTATATAATGGTGGGGTAAAAGTATTTGGTTTAGATGGTACAGAAAAAACAGTTACAGTAGCAAGTGGGTCAGGTTATTTAACTTCTACAAACCCTAGAGAAAATTTTAAATTAGTTAACATAGCAGATTATACATTTGTAGCTAACACAGGAACTACAGTTGCGGCTGATAGCACAACGTCTGCGGCTAAAGTAGAAGAGTTTTTAATTGTTTGTAAATTAACAAACTACGGTAGAGAATATAAAGTTGCCTTGAAACACCCATCAATGGCACAAGAACTAGAAGTAGTCTTTCAATTACCTTCAGGTAATGATGCGTCCACCGATAGTAAATTTAGAGATACAAATAAAATAACAGATATACTTTTATATGGTACATCAAGTACACATTGGGACAGTGCCGCAAATGGTATTGGATTTAATGTTAGAAGAACAGATACGAATGCGTCTGTATCTACAACACAAGGTTTAGCAAATTATTCTGGGTTTACGTCATATTTTACTTTTGAAGCATACGACAGTGTAATCTATGGAAAACCTACCGACCAAAACGCTAACTATGAAATAACTACTTCAGATGGTTCTGGTAACACAGCCATGTATTCTATAAGAGATGAAATTCAAGATTTTAGTAAATTACCTTTTTACGGAAAAGAAGGAGTAATAATAAAAATTACTGGAGAAGAAGGTGATACACTTTCAGATTACTATGTAAAGTTTTCAGGAAAGTCTGGTGTATGGAATGAAACTATTGCACCTGCTACTTCTATTGGTTTAGATAATTCTACAATGCCACACGCATTGATTAATAACAATGATGGAACTTTTACATTTCAAGAATTAGATTGGACAGATAGAGTATGCGGAGACGCTGATACAAACCCTGACCCAACTTTTGTTGGTAAAAAAGTAAATAACTTAACTTATTATAAAAATAGATTAGGAATATTATCAGGAGAAAATTTAGTATTAACAGAAAATGCTTCTTTCTTTAATTATTTTGCTACAACATCAACACAAGTTTTAGATACAGACCCCATTGATATTGCGGCTTCAGGTACAGAAGTTAATACACTTAAAAACTCTGTTGGATTTAATGAAAGTTTATTGTTATTTTCTGACACTGCACAATACAAACTAGATAGTTCAGGTGAAACTATTTCACCAACTTCAGCAATACTTAATCAAGTATCTTCATTTGAACATGATGATAAAGTTACACCAGTATCAGCAGGTAAGTTTGCATATTTTGCACAAGCAAGAACAAACAATACTGCAATAAGAGAATATTTTGCAGATGATGATACATTAACAAATGATGGACTAGATATTACGGTGTCAGTAGGAAATTTAATACCTACTAATTGCTATCAAATCATTAGTAACACTACTGAAGACACATTAATATTTTTAACTTCAGATACAGCAGATACTCAAACAGCACCTTATAGTGGCACAGCGTCTACAACATACGCTAACACAATGTATATCTATAAATACTTTTTTGATGGTGGAGAGAAAGTTCAAAACGCATGGTCTAAATGGACATTTGAAGGTGTAAAAATTATTGGTGCTATGTCATTAGAAAGTTTTATTTATGTCTTAGCTTCAGAAGGCACTACAACAAAATTATTAAAAATAGATTTAAGAAATTTAAAAGATACAACAATAGGTCATGGAGTTTACATTGACCTTAAAACTTCTGTTACAGGAACGTATGACAGTGCTACAGATTTAACAACATTTGTATCACCTTATGGTGCAAAAACAGGATTAATTGCAGTAGATAAAACCAACGGTAATAATTACACTGTAACCAACACTTCAGGTTCAACTTATACTATTGCAGGAGACCACACAGCGTTGTTCATAGGAATACCTTATGAAAGTAAGTACACAATGTCTACTCAGTATGTAAGAGAAAATACAGGAAGAGGATTAATAGCAGTCACTTCAGGAAGATACCAAATAAGAAACATATCATTTAATTTTGAAAATAGTGGATACTTTCAAGTTGAAGTTACACCAACTAATAGAAACACATCTACAGCTATTATGAATGGTTACATTATTGGAACATCTACATCTATTGTTGGACAACCTGCTATTGCGACAGGAACTTTAAGAGTGCCTGTTCAATGTAAAAATACAGAATTTACTTTAGATATTAAATCGTCATCTCACTTGCCTATGTATATCGCAGGGGCAGAAGTTGAAGGTTATTATCATAACAGAGCAAGAAGGATTTAATGAAAGAAAATTACGTTAGAAAAGCAGAATTAAAAGATGCGTTAGAGTTAGCACCTAAAATTAGAAAAGGTGACAGACAAGAAATAATGGCTTCCAACGGTGTATCACCTTTAGAAGCTCTTGTTACTCCTTTTACTCAAGAAGGAAAAATTTACTCTATTATAGGAACAACATCTGAAGGTGTCATTGGTATGTTTGGTTCTGTACCGTCTTCAGAAAAAGGATTTGGAGTTGTTTGGTTATTGTCTAGTGAAACTTTATTTAAACATACTAAACAATTTATAAAAGAATGTCCTAAATGGGTAGACGAAATGAGTGAAGGTTATGAATACGTTTACAATTTTGTAGATGAAAGAAATTGGAAAAGTTTAAAATGGTTACAATTTTTAGGATTTGAACCAAAAAATAAAATAGGAGATTTTGGTATTGGAAAGATGCCATTTTTATTAATGATGAAAGAGGTAAACAATTAATGTGTGATATTCAAGCGGCACTTCAAGTAGCAGGAGCAGTTGTTTCTTATAGACAAAAGAAAGTAGACAATGAAGCTATAAGAAGAGACCAAGAAACTACAAGAAGAAACGCTGATAAAGCATATTTGCATGACATGGTTAAAATTGACCAAGAAAAAATTAATGCAGACATGGAAAAAACTAAAGCTGAAATGAGAACTAAAGCTGAAAGAGACAGAGAAATTGCACAAAAAATTAATTTAGGAAATGCTAACGATACTAAAATTGTACAATCTATTGGAGCTATGTATGATGAAGATTGGATTGATATAACAAGTGGTTACGAAAAAGATATTCAATTATTTCAAAATCAACAAACTGAAGCATACGCTAATCAAGTTAAAACTTATAACAGTTTAAAACCACCTACAGACCCGTCAAGAACTGGTTTAATGTTAGATGTAGCTACTGCGGCTAACGGCGGTTATCAAAGAAGTCAAACTAATAAAGAGGCGAAAAAATAATGGCTAAATATCAAAGACAAGGAACAAACAAATATTATGGTGCGGCAAACGCAGGATATGTCTCAACAGGTAGTAGTGTTGATGGATTAGCAAAATCATTAGTAAACGCAGGATACAAAATCGGTGAAGCAGAAAATTTAAGAATTGATAGAAAAAAAGATAAAGCTATTGCAAAAATAGATGAGCTATATGCAAATGGTAAATCTTTTGAAACTATCCAATCTGAAATTATCTCAGGCAAACACCCAGAGCTTACAGGTAAATATATTGATGCAACTACAAACTATCATGCAGGTAGAGTAAAAGCACATGAAGTTATTAAAGAAATAGAAAGCAATAAAGATAAATACGACATTAGAAATCAAGAGATGACTTTAGATGTTTTCTATAAAGATTTTATGCCTGACACTAAAGCTATGGACAGTGCAACATTGTTAGGTTTTACAACACAATTTAATAAATACAGAGCTAAAGATGCGTTAATAGATGCTGAAAATAGAGCGGCTTATAACACGGAAAAGAAAATTACAGATGGCGTAGGATTGTTAGATGATATTCCTACGGAAAGTTTAAAAACAGAATTACCAGATTTTATTAAAAGTTTGCAACCAGTAGTTCCTAATAGTGATGGTTCTGGTAATCCAAACGTGTTGCATACTAATGCAGAAACTTTAGCAATCGTTAAAAGAAGTGTGCTTGACATTATTGCTAATGCAAAAACAGAAGATGATTTAGATAGAGCAGATATTCTTTTAAATAGTAATTTGGGATATTCTAAAAACGGTTCTGCTATTGGAACTTTAAATTCAAGAAAATCAAAAGATATTATTGCGATACAAGATGAGCTTACTAAGAAAAGAAGAACTTTAATAATTAATGATAGGCAAGAAGCTGAATATCAAAGAAACAAACGTGTAGATGAAATATTTGCTGAAATGTACGCTGATGTAGAAGAGACAACTGCTGACGGTACATTTACAAGAAAAAAAACTCACGCAGAACAAATGGCTTTAAGGGACGAGTTAGAAGCTATGGGGGATTATGCGGCAGTTGCTAATTTTGATAAAGCAAGGACAGCTAATTTATACGTTGATAATGACCCTGAAATTTTAAATCAATTTGTAGAAAAAATATATAATGATGGTTTTGTTGATAGAGATGAACTGAAAACTGAATTTAATAAAATAGATGCTGACCCTAGAAAATTAGGTGAAATGTTACAGCATTATGAAAACTCACTAAAAGATGACAATAGAACATTACACACAACTAATACTGCTTATTTAGCAGGTTCAAAATCAATTTTAAATATTGTTGAAGCACAGATAGGTATGCTTGGTGACGAGAGAAGTAAAACTGAACTTGCTCTTCAAATGCCTATTGTTGAACGACATGTTAAAAGAGAAATATATGATTTTGAATTAGATTATTTTAAACAAAATGGTCGTAAGCCTACGAATGATGAGCGTCAGGCATTTATGGTTAAATTAGAAAATTACATAAAACAAATTTACTCTTCTTCAGGAGCAACTCCTATAGGTAATCCAAATTTAGAAACCTTTGATACACAAACACAGAATGAGATAACTGAAGGATTTAATGAAGTAGATAGACAGCTTGAAGAAGAAGCACAAGAAGTAAAAAATAATACAGTAATTGGTACTGGCTCTGATGGTAACGAGATAACATTAGGTGGTTACGTTGATGCTGTAATGGAAAACTTAAATACTATGGAAGTTCCTAAGTTAAGAAAAACTATTATTGAAGGTATTATTTCTGAAGACGAAAAATACAGACAACAGACATTACCTAAAATAGAAAAATACATTAAATCAATTATGGGTGATAACTTTACTCAAGCTAATATTGATATGATGTCTTTAAAAGATAGAGATAATATGGTTATCAAAGTTGCTCAAAATCTAAACATGACAACTGGTAATAAACAAGACGACCAAAAAGTATACCAACAAATAAGTAAAATATTCCAATCTTTAATAGGAGAATAATAAATGGCAAGTTTCAGCTCATTTGACACCCCCACAACAACAGAAGAACAATCTTCGACAAACAGTATTTATACCGTACCTGAAGTAGCCACAAATGAAAATGACGCTTTAGAACAAATACAAACAGAAGAATTTTATAACACATTAAAAAGTTATTATTCTTACAGAGAGAATGACAAAAAGTTTAACAAGATGTCTCATGCAGATTTGTTAGATTATTTCTATGAAGACAGGTCTTGGAGAAATAACAATACTGTATCTATGGGTATGGATTTGTCTAACGTCATGGGTGAGGACAATGAACAAAGATTAAAAGAATTTGCATACATAGCACAAACCTATGAAAATTTACCATCATTTTGGAATGACCCAAATAGAAGTTTTGGCTCATGGTTAGTTGACAATGGTGGAGCTATGATAGCTGACCCAGTAAACCTAGTAGGTTTTGGTGTTGGTGGTCAGGTTGCGAAACAAGGTTATAAACAGGCACTTAGAGTTGCTTTAAAAGATAAAATAGCAGGTGAATTAAATGAAAGAGCATTAAAAGAAGTTGCTAAACAAACACAAAAACAAGCACTAGGAAAAGCGATAGTAAAAGGCGGATTGTATGAAGGTGCAGTTAATACTGTTATTGCAGGTGGTCAAGATGCTTTACTACAAACGACAAACATAGAAGCAGGTATTCAAGATAAATATAATTACGGTAGAAGTGCTATTGCGTCAGCCGCAGGTTTTGGTTTTGGTACTTTGTTTGGTTCAGCATTTTCAGCAGGTGCTTTTAAAATGACTACCAATTCTCTTACCAAAAAAGGTGTTAAAAAATTATTAGAAATAGAAGCAAAAGGTCAAAGCAATATATCAGGTGCAAGATTGTTTGATGAGTTAATGCCTGACGAAACTACAAAAACACTTAGAAATAAACCACCTGCAAAAACTACAAAAGAATACATCAATAAATTAGAAACAGATAAAATAACACCTGAAGATAAACCCGCAGGTAAAAATGAACTTCCTATAAATTTAACAAAACAGCGTGGTAAATATGAAGCGTTTGTAAAAAACAAAACAGAAGAAGTTAAAGAACAACTTAAAAAAGAAGTCATAACTAGAGAACAAATGGTTAATGAAGTTGTTACAATGTTTGGACAAGATAGAAAAAAATTTGAAGCAATGGCTAATGACATGGCTAACAGTGAACAATTCGTAAAAGCCTATGTTACTATTATTGCACAAGCTGATGATATAAGAAGTGATTTTGATATGATAGGTGCATTATCTACAGAATTAAATCAAAGAATAGATTTAGCACCAGATGAAATAGGACAGATATTAAACAAGATAGAAGCCGTAGAACAAAGACTAGATAAAACGATTGTTCGTAAAAAGAAATCAGGACAGAACATTGCAAGAGCTTTACAAGCAGGTAATGTAGATGCTGATGCTACCAGAGCGGCAGAATTAATAGCTAATCCTGAAGACCCTAAAATGATTGCTTTAAAAAGAGGTACACCAGAACAACGATTAGAATTTTATAAAACTGTTGGAAAGTTAGCCGACAGAGACCAAATTATTAGAGCATTACAAAATGCAAAAGAAGTTGATAGATGGGACATAGCTACAGAATTTGTAAACAATAACCTTTTATCTTCACCCGATACACACATACTTAACATTGTGTCTGGGCTAGTGCAAACTCAATGGAAACCTGCCACCATGTTTTTAAGAGGTCTTAATATGACTTTAAAAGATAAAGACAGAGCAAAAGTAATTATGAGAGAAGCTCTACAAACTTACATATATCAATATGCTTACATAGGTCATGCTTTAAAAAGAGCTAGTAAATCTTTTGTTGAAGGCAGAGCAATACTCGATAGTAGGCAAATGAAACATGATAGCACTATGAGACAAGGACAACTACAAGATTTGTTTGATGCTTGGGGTGAAACAGTCACTAACCTTGTAGGATTAGATGGAACAAGTTTAGGTAAAATGGTTACGGGAACATTTAAAGGAGCAGGAAGAGTTATATCAGCTCCTATGAGAGTTCTTTCAGCAGGTGATGAATTTCTTAAATCTATGATGTTTAAAGCTAGAATGACATCTTTAGTAAATTCTAAAATATTGGAAGACAGTCCTGACTTGATGCCAATGAAAAATGACTTTACCGCAGGTTACTCAATACCGTTTAGAGAGAAATACAAAGCAAAAGCAAGAGAGATAGAAGCCCAATATATTAAAGATAATGGCTCTGCCATTGAAGTAGATAAAACTGTAAATGCCAGATTAAACTCACCTTTATACTACGCTCAAGAAGGTTCATACACACAACACGTTGGTCAAATAAATCCCAACACAAAAGCTCTTGAGGATAAACTTACTGGTAGTCTTTTAAGAATTGCTACAAAACATAAGTCATTAAGATTATTAGGTTTACACTTTGTTAATACACCATCAAACTTATTAAGGTGGTCAGCACAACACTTACCATTTTTAGGTAGATTTCAATTTCAAATGGCTCACATGTTAGCTGAAAAGAAATTAGGTAATGGTAAATTTAGAAGTGAAATTGCAAGAGGATTAAATCCATTTAGAAAAAAAGATTACATTAACCCAGAAGCGGCGGCAGAAGCAAAAGCAAGAATACAAATGGGTTGGGCTTTATGGGGCAGTGCTATCTACTTAGCTATGTCTGGTAAAATTGTAGGTGGTGGCGATATTAACTACAAAAAACAAAAAGACAAAGAAGCTAACACTGGTGAACAACCATACTCATACAAAACAGATGATGGTAGATATATTTCATTAAACAGGTTAGACCCAATAATGATGCCATTCTTT